ACGAGGATAAATAATGCAAATATTCGCTATCATCGCAATCATTAGTTTCGCACTTGGAAATTTGACTGGCTATAAGCTGACATCAAACAGCTATAAATCTGCTATGGTTGACCAGGTTAATGCAGCATTAAAGGTACAAGCAAAACAGCTTGATGATTCATTTAAAGCCGAGAAAGATGCACTTATTGCAACACATGAGCAGGAGTTAAGAGACAATGTTATCATCAAAGAAATACCAAAATACATCACTCAAATTCAGAAGGTTAAATCTGCTTGCAGTTATAGCACTGGCACTGTCAGGTTGCTCAACCGTTCTGCCAGTCGAGACATGCAAGAAACCACCGCCATATCTGATGCAAAAGATACCGAACCCTCCTCAATTACAGAACTTGGAGGAATCCAATACACTGCCGAACTCTTAGCAGGTTGGCATAAGTTTCAAACACAATGTAATGCGCTGATAGATTTTATTGATGCAAAGCCTAAGTAAAGAATTTACAGAATTTTTGTACTCAGATTTAATGCGTAATGATGGACTAAAATTAAACTGGCCAGAACTAAATTTTCAACCTATTAACTTATGGAATTTACCAAAAAATGAAGTATACAAGCATAGCACTATTAATACTGTCATTAGCTTGCCTATTTCAGGAAAGCCCAAAAGCAGAAATAACAATAAATAACATAAAATGAAAGTTTATATCACATTAGCTGTAATAATTTTAATTTGCATGTACAACACAACGAAACAGTTTATATGATGCCAGATAGTTTTAATCATCGTGCTACGGATAAGGCAAGTGAAAAAATAAGGGATATGATAGAGAAGGAGCCTAGCGAAATTGAACGTAAGCGCCTACAGTTAATGCAATACCTACTTGATCAGGCCGCAGCGCAGACTCGCTATGTTTTAGAACTTGAGAAGTCACAGAATACCAAATTTAATCAATACCAAGAAGAATTAGACAATCACAAAACAGATGTTTTTAAACAGCTTGAAGATCACGACAAAATATTAAAACAACATTCTGATTTAGTGATCCAAGGACAAACTACCTGGAAGCATATTGTGGCAGTTGCCGTAATTCTTGGTGGAGGATTTGCCGCAGCTTATAAAGTCGTTGATAACTTACAAGTTACTGTCAGCGGATTAACTCAATCTGTACGAAGTCTGGAAGATAGGGCCAACCTATTTAATGAGACAGCAGAGCGTGATAATTTTGCAAAGGCTATTCGTAAACAACTTACGGCGATTGAAATAGCAGCAAATAGCAATAAGCTTGAATTAGAGGATTTACATAATCAAATACAATTAATGCAATTAACTAATACAAGAATTATCAGTAAAAAAGCTTTTAAGGCGATGAGATGATTTATTCTGAGATAGTAAATACAGCAATTTTATATTCAGATAGAGCTTCAGATATTGAGGTGACAGCGAATATGGATACATTTTTAAAGCTAGTTGAAGCGCCAATCAATCGCGTTTTAACAACTCAGAAGATGAGCGTTAAATACACGACGACAACGGTTACAGGACAAGAGTTTTATCCATTACCGGCTGATTATCTATCTATGCGTGATATACGTGTATGGGATTCTGTTAATATTACTTCACGGCGCGTCTATAGCCTTTTATCGCCTGAGTTGGCTGATATTCAAAGCCGTTGGCCTGATGGTGGATTTTACTATAATGTATCTGGAAATAACATTCAATTACTTCCGGTTCCACAATCAACGCTGACACTAGAAATCGATTATTACGCGCGCTTAGTCCCATTAACTGTTTCAGCACCTTCAAATTGGGTATCTATTAACAATCCTGATGCCTATATAGCTGGGCTTATGGTTGAGATTAATAAATTCGTTAAAGATGCCCAGGCAGCAGCGCTTTGGGGGCAAGTATTCACAGACGCTTTATCACAAATAAAAGTACAAGACACAAAATCAGTGTACAGCGGTACGCCATTACAAATAAGAGTAGGATAACATGGCATTAGAAACAGCGACGTATATTTCAGATTTAAACATAAGTAATCCAGCTCCTGGCGATGTTATATCACAGGGTGACGATCATATAAGGATGGCAAAATCAGTACTAAAAAATACGTTTCCTGGCGCAGCCGGCCAAGGATTTGCATCTCCAATTGCTGCCACAGAAGCGGAATTAAACAGGGTACAGGGTGTTACTAGCCCAATACAAACACAATTAAATGTATTAGCAGCCGTAATACCATCAGGAACAAAGATGCCTTTCTATCAAGCATCCCCCCCTTCCGGATGGACATCTACAGCGATTCAGAATGATTCAATGATGCGTGTTGTTACAGCCGCTGGTACTGGGGGAACATCAGGAGCAGGATCTGGACATTCTCCTATATTAAACAATGTTGTTACAAGTCACACACACGTTTTCACTGGTGATCCATTAGCAGCACATACTCATACAGACTCAGGCCATACACATACTATTATTGCCGATATAGGGGCTGGTGGTGATGGATTTGTTGGCGCATCAAATCAAAATAGAGGAAATAAAACAACGGCATCAGGAAACGCATCTATATCTAGTAATTCCGCTGGAACACCATCAGGAACAAATGCAGTACCGGCAGGAGCGGCTAATTGGCAACCGAGGTATATGGATTTTTGTGTAGGTACAAAAACATGATAGAGATCGTATTAACTTGTCCTTTAGGTTCAAAATGTGAAGAAGTAAAAGATAATAAAATTCACCGTTGTGCTTGGTTCACCACACTAGCAGGTCGTAATCCACAGACAGGTGAAATAATGGACGAAAAAGCCTGTGCTATTGCATGGCTTCCTATTATGCAGGTAGAGGTTGCACAGGCCAATAGAGGAACATCAGAGGCCGTTGTTTCGTTACGAGAAGAAAATAATAAAAGACAAGATTTCGCATTAGGCATGATGAACGCTAAATTATTAAATGAAACTATCTCTTAATATAGGACAGTCAGAGCTTAATACCGATCTTGATCCTGCTGAATTACAGGCTGATTATTTTACGTTCGGGCAAAATTTTGTATTTAGAAATGGAAAAATACAGCCTCATAACGGACAAACATCGATAACAGAAGCGCCTGCTAACTTTTTTGTAGGTAAAATACTATTTGTCAATTCGGTAACTGGCCCCGTTTATTTAATCATGGGAAGAACGGACGCTTATGCTTATGATGGCACAGCCTGGACTAGTGTAAAATCATTAGCAGGATACGCCGCGCTTAGTACAAATGATGAATTATTGTGGACTGTTTGCAGAATTGGAAATATACCAATTGTTAATAATCCTCAAGTTTTTCCAGAATATTGGAGTCCTCAGCAATCTTCACAAATATTACAGCCATTAAAATTTGATCCAATTAATACATGGTCTGCTAAAGGATTCAAAGCAAAAGTCATTCGTTCTCATAATAGTTTTTTGTTTGCGTTGGGATTAATTGAAAGCGGTATAGAGCTACCCACATCATATAGATGGTCGCATCCAGCCGATACAAACGGATTGCCTTTCACCTGGGACGAAACAGACCTGTCTGCAATTGCCGGTAAGGCCTCAATATCAGGTAGTGGCGGCCCTATTATCGACGGTCTTTCATTGCGTGATTCGTTTGTTATTTATTCTGAATCGGCTATTAATATACTGGATTATGTAGGAGGACAATATATTTGGCAAAGGAGGCTTCTATCATCTGTTCATGGCCTAATATCTACTAATGCGATAGCAGAAGTTAATGGAAAACATTACTTTATTTCTAATAAAGATATTATGGTAAATGATGGGAACTCCATTACTTCATTATTAACTCAAAAAGTTAAAACTCAATTCCAGTCATTATTAAGTTCTCAATATGCTAAAAACTCCTATACAGTTATAAATTCAAATACGAAAGAGATATGGTTTTTCTTTGTAAGAGAAGGTCAAATTTCACCTTTTGACGTGATAATTTATGCTTATGATACGGGTAAAATATCATTTAGAACTCTTTTATATGGCGCAAAACATGCCTGTTTTGGACCTATTTTGGGTTCTGCTGTAACATGGTCAACTGTTCTAGGTTCGTGGTCTGGTAGTACATCAAGTTGGGGGTCATCTTCTGTAACACCATCTAATTATACGGTTACGTCAATTAGTTTTTCTCAGATTTGGGCACTTGAAATACCGACAGCAGGAGATTCATTCAATTCAATTATTGAAAGAACAAACTTATCTTTAAATGGACTGGATACTATTGTTACTGTACAGCGAGTTTATCCGAGAATACGAAGTAATGGATCAGTTAGTATTGAAATAGGTTCACAGAATTATTTAAATGGCCCTGTTAATTATAAACCGGCTGTTACATTTACGCCAAATACTATGAGAAAAATTGATATTAGGGCAACAGGAAAGCTTATTTGTTGGCGTATATCAAGTTTACAGGATAACGATTTTACATTGGAAGGTCTTGATATTGAATATGTAACAAATGGTACTCGGTAATGGAACAACCACCAGCCAGTACAGCACATGAATTATCTGAATATCTAACAAGGCAGTTACAGGCTATCTTAAATTTAGATAGCGCACAGCTTCAAATTATCACTGCATTACCGACAAAACCAGCACCAGCACGAATCTATTATTTTGATAAAATTATAGCGCCTTGGATCACTCAGGTAGGGGCATGGATATACAAAATAGTATCGGCAGGAGCTTTTGTAGTCGGGCAAAATTATACCATTACAGTATCTGGAACAACCAACTTTGTTTTGATTGGAAGTGCCAATAATAATGTAGGGACAACATTTACAGCAACCGGCGCAGGAGCTGGAACAGGTAAGGCGTTCACATGGTCAAAAATGGGTTAAGAAAGTTTGTATTGGCGGCTATTCCAGCTAATTTGTTAAATATTGTTTGGGATAAAATAGAGCCGATATTGGATAGAGTGATTGAGGTATCGAATAGAGAATTGACGACAGATGGCGTTAAACGGCGCGCTTTGTTGGGTGAAACATTAATTGTAACGATTTGTCTTGACAATGTTATAATTGCTGTAACTGTTTTGGATATAGTGCAATTTGATAGCGGACTACGGGCAATGTATATACCTGTTGTCGGTGGTGATTATATGGATGAATGGCTAGAAGAATCTTTTGAAGTGGCAAAAGCCATAGCGAAAGACTTTAACTGTTCTGAAGTTCGGGGTTTAGCGGCAAGAAAGGGATGGTTACGCCGACTTAAAGATATGAATTGGGAAGAAATAACGACAGTAATACGCTGTCCAGTGGAGTAGTAAAATGGGTGGTCATACCTCGCAATCATCAGGCGTTTCAAATAGCAATAGTCAGTTTCAGCAAGATATCCCGCAGTTCCAGCAAGACGCATTAAGCAAATTATATGATACTGCACAGGGGATTTTTAATAGTACAAATAATGCAACTCAAGGGCAAGTTCCACAGGTTAGCAGTGCTGTCAATGGTATAACACAATCAGCGCTTCCAGCCTATCAAAACAATCTGAACGGTGGCGCTTATGGCGGCCTTAATTTTGGTCAGCAGCTTAGCGATTCATTAGGGCAAACACTTAATAACCCTTCGAATACTCAACAAATCTATTCGTCTATCATGGGCGGAAATGGCAACACGTCATTAGATGCCATGAAGAAAAGCCTTGAAGCTAACGCCGCAAGAACACAAAATCTTAACCAGGCTGGTAATGCTGGTCAAGCAGCAGCGGCAGGTATGTCAGGTAGTAGCCGTCAAGGTGTTTATGACGCCTTAAATAACCAGATGGTTAATCAAAACTTACAGAATACAGAAGCTAATCTGGGTTACGATACTTTCAATACAGACTTGCAAAATAAGTTAGGAATTGCCCAACAAGCTGACTATAACACCTTGCAAAGACAACAAATGTTATCCGGCCTATTAGGACAGCAACAAGGTACGGTTAATAATGCTTTGGCAAATGGTTCAAATATGCAGAATCTAGCAATGGGACAGTTTGCGCCGACAATGATACCTTGGCAGAACATGAGTAATTACTCTAATGTAGTTGGCGCTCCTACTGTATTGAGCAAAGGGACATCGGTTAGTAGTGGATCGTCTAACAGCAAAGGGGGCGGCGGTGGAATCCTTACAAGTTAGCAATATGCCTGATATTTTGCGTATAGAAGAAGCGCTTAAACTTCTCCCTACTGGGGATCATTTTTTAGAGCACTTTCAAATTCCTGGTGTATACGTTAGAGTTTTACATATACCAGCCGGAACAGCATTAACTGGAAAAATACATAAAACTAAGCATATTTCAATATTGGCACATGGTGAAATTCTAATAGCAAATAAAGATTCAGCAACTAGAATGACGGCACCAAGAGTAATGATTGATGAACCAGGTACAAAAAGGCTTGGGTACGCGGTAACTGATGTAACATTTATAAATGTATTAAGAACTGATATTGAATCAGTTGAACAAATTGAAAATCAATTAGTGTGTGATACATTTGAACAATACGAAAAGGAGCTATTATGTCTTTCGCAGCAGCATTAGCGGCCATTGGTGAGGCTGGTGCAGCCGTTGGCGGAGCTTTAGGATCGGCGGGAACAGCATTAGGAAGTGCTTTAGGGCTTGGTGGTGAAGCTGCGGCTGGTGGTGTTTTAGGTGCTGGATCAGGTGCGGCTGGTGGCGCTGGATTTGGTGGGCTAACTTCTGGTAGTTTACTTGGACAAGTAGGCCAAGGATTAGGCGCATTAAAAACTGTACAGGGCATGTCTAACAATAATCCAAATAGCGGAATGGTTCAAGGAGTCGAGCCAATACCAGTATCAGGCAATGACAATGCATTTAATCAGATGATGTCCCAAGCAATCTCAACACCACAGCCACAGCCACGTCAACAAATAAATCCAGTTGGCCTGCACATGGATAGTACAATGTTGCCGTGGACTGCGCACGTTGATAATATTGTTAAAAAAAGACAAGCTGAAGATAATACGTCTATGCAGCTAGGACAGCTTTTAGGGCTATTAGCTCAGGGTCAAACAGGATTACCGCAACTTCATAGTGTTGAGGATTCAGGTGGTTCAGGTGCTGGCGGATCGTCAGGCGGGTTAGTTAAAGGAATATTGAGTAAATTATGACATTAATTGAGCAATTATTAAGCGGCGCAACTGTACAGCCAAGACAAGCACCGGCACAGATTGACGGACTTGGCAATATGCTTGCTTTCCTACAAAGCGGAATGAATGGCACACAAGGAGCACAGCCTATCCCATTGCAAGAGCATGGTGGCAGCGTAGGTGGAGCTGGACTTGGTACTATTATGCAATTATTTGATGCTTACCAGGGAAAGAAAAATGACCCGGCAAAACTTCAATCTGATTATATGAAAAGCTTGAAAGATACTAGATTTGAAGGGCCAACAGGAAAAGAGGTGCCATTATCGACTGTAGAGCGAGCAAAACAATTACAATTATCGCCAACTATGGAGGGCATAAATACAGGAAATAATATACTGCAAGATTTTCTAAAACAAAAATCTGAGGCAGAATTTAGAGCGCAGACAGGTGATAAAAGCAGAGGGCCAATACCAACTGGTTTCAGAATAAATGATAATGGAGAGTTGATTGATATGCCCATATCAGGCGGGGGAACCTATCGAGATTATATGCTTTCAATGGCTAACCAAAAAGCACAAATCCCTAGTTATGGCGAAGATATTAGACTTAAACTTTCCGAAGATTCTAATAATTTACAGCGTCAAAAATTTGCTGAGGATATTAGAGCAAGACAGGATCAACAGATAAGGCAAGATAAAAAAGACGCACAATCACAATTGCAGAATGTTCCAGCCGTTCATAGAATGTCATATATTGAAAACAAGACGGCATTAGATCAAATTGACAACGCCATTAATTTAATAAAAGAAAATCCTGGGCATTTGGGGTTAAAGAATTTGTTAGGTGATAATGTTTCTCAACGCGTTGATCCTAAAGGTGTTGATGTTAGGGCAAAAGTTGCTGAAATTGGTGGTGTAAAATTACACGATTTATCAGGTGCAGCTGTTCAGGCTAATGAAGCTAAAAGATTAATGCCTTTAATACCTACGGTTACAGATAGCGATGAAGCAGCACTTAAAAAATTAAAAGGATTAAAAAGTCAATATCTTGATATAAATAATCAGATAAAAGATATGTATAGCAATCAGTCAGAATATAAAAACCCAATACCCTCTAATGAAAATAAAATACCGGATAATGCGAATTTTGCTGGCATGGTTAAACCAGAAGCAGAAAAAACAATAGCAGGTAAAAAATACTTTAAAATAAATGGTGAGTGGCATGTCAAAAGTGACTGATCCTGAATTATTAAAACAGCTTGAAGAAGATCAATCTGGATTTAAAAAAGTGACTGATCCTGAATTATTAGCGCAACTTGACAAAGAGCCTATAACTAAATCATCAGCATCACCAGCGCAAAAAAGGCTTTCAGATTATAAAAAACAACCTGATTCTATGATGGAACATGCATTAGGTAATAGTGTCGGGTTAGGTTCGCTTAATAAAGCATTATCTAATTTATTGCCATCTACTGGAAATGTGATAGAAGGCACAATAAATTCTATTGTTCATCCTATTGATACAGCTAAAGGATTATCTGACATTGTTGGCGGTGGATTAGGAAAAATAATACCTAACGCATTAAGAACTTATGATCCAGAAAGAAACACAAGACAAGATCAAGCAGCTAATAATTTTGGAAATAGACTGCAAAATAGATTTGGAAGCTTTGATAAATTAAAAAACACTTTTGAAAATGATCCAGCAGGTTTAATGGCTGATCTATCTATGGTCGCCTCTCCATTTAGCGCAAAAGCAGCAAATTCAATAAATCCAGTTAATATTGCCGTAAAAGGTGTATCTAGTTCAATCCCTTCAATAGGTAGTTTATTGGCTGAATTAGTTGGTGGATTAGGAACAAAAACCGGAGGTGAAACACTAAGAGAAGCGGCGCGTGCAGGAATAGCAGGAGGACAAAAAGGCGAGGACTTTTTAAATAATTTAAGCGATAATGTACCAATGACAGACGTTGTTGATACAGCTCTAAAGGGACAGAAAAATCTAGCAAATAAAAGTTTTCAAGATTATCAAGCTAATACAGCCCAATCATTTTCTAACCAAGCTCCATTAGATTTGCAAAAAATCCGAGATGCAGTAACCAGGTCAAATGCCATTGATATTACTCCTGATGGTATTGATTTAAACCCATCGACAGCACCAATAAAAGCAAGTATAAATAATCTTGTTTCTCAATTTGAGAATAAAGGATTGAATAAAATAGTTAATTTTGATGAAATGAAACGAGGAATTGGCAATATAATGAAAACTGCCGATCCATCAAAGCCTGAGTATAGAGCCGCAGCAAATGTCTATCATGAATTAAAAAATGAAATAGTTAATCAAGATCCTAGTTATGGCAAAGCGATGGCAGAAAGCGAAAAATCATTAGGAATATTGAATGAATTAAAAAGAGAATTATCATTAAATCCAAAAGCAAACGTAGGTACTACACTTAGAAAATTGCAATCTGTTACTAGAAATAATGCTAATACCAGTTATGGTCAGCGCGTATCTTTAGCAAAGTTATTGGAGGATAATGGTGCTGAAAATTTAATGGCTAAATTAGCAGGACAATCGTTAAATTCATGGTATCCAAGAGGAATAGCCGGATCATTGACAGGCCCAACATCAGTAGCTAGTTATATGTCAGGAGGCCCAATAGCCGCTGGTGCTTCATTATTATTGCAATCGCCTAAAGCAATGGGACTTGCATCTTATGGATTAGGAAAGGTTGCAGGAAAAACCAGCAACCTAACTAAAAACATAAATTTAATGGCTAAGAAATTTAGTATTGATCCAGCTATTTTAAGCAACTTAATGTTTGAATCACAGCAAAATCAATAATTATCACGTTGTCTTAAATATTCAATTTCACGCTCTAAACGATCAGATTGTTCTTTCTGTTCGTTTATTTCACGCTGTTGTCGAATCTGGTTAATCTGATTGAACAACTGTTGTTGTTGCAATTGTTGTTCTTGTGTTTGATAACCGGAGTGTTGTTGGTTAAAATCGCTTGAGAAACGCTGTACAGCATCTAAATCGATACCATTAGCGTAACTGCAAGATGATATAAAAAATAGTATGATAAATGTTTTCATTTTAGTGTCACCGTAGTTTTTTTAGAGTCATTATTGATTGGGTTAAAATAGCCGTCCTTGGCTAGTGTTTATCCTTTATTTAATGAGGTACGCCATCAGGCCAAGCACTATAAAACTGATATACTAAACCTGATGGAGCTCCATTAACACCTTTAGGTGTATTTAAGTCTCTATAAGTTGTTAAAGGTATAGGGGTTATGTTATCAGGATAGAAACATTGTTGTGTATTTAATGGGCCTCCACCACCAGTACTTGATACATGAATCATGTGACCACCTGATTTGTTGCACTGCTCGTCCATTGCCTTAGCGTAATTTGCATTACCGCCTACTGTTTTCGAGTAATCGTCATAAGATGAAGTACATCCGCCTGATGTAGAACTGCAATTAGCAACCCAATTTGGAGTCCAGTTACGTACAGGATAGTTACGCTCAATATATGATCTTAAAGCGCACTCATCAACTTTACCATAACCAAAGCAAGCATTTTTAGTTACCGTATTATTAGCTATC